CGGGGGAGGACGGAGTCGTGGGGGTGGGTGAGGGCAGGGGGGGGGTGGAGGGCGGCGTCAGCCGCCTGCTGGCCGGAGGTGGGTGCGTCGGAACGGTCCTGCGCGTCCTGCAAAACCGCGTTGAGTGCCGCGTGAAACGGGACGAGTCCCGGTGTGGGGATCGGTGGCCGTGCCATACCTCAGCCTCCTAGACCGTGTACGGCGTTTGCAGCACGCCATCGGGTGCGGTAATCGCAATCGGACCGTAGGACGGTCTCAGCGCTGTCGCAAACGAGATGTAGACGAACAGCGTCTTGTCGGCATCCAATGCCGGGAGCGCGTGATAGATCACCAGCGCTTTCCCGTCCGCGATGCTGGCCGTGGCAACGCTGATCGCCGTGAACTCCAACTCGGTACGGTTGTTCGCCTGATCGAGCGTCACGTCCACCCCGGTCAGGGTGACGCCGCCTTGCAACCATGAATCGCCGTACTGCTCGTTGGTGATGTCGGTGAGGTCAGTGTGCGCCTCGTAGTCGGGCGTGTAACTCGACCCGACCAAGAGCGCTTTGAAGCATCCGGCAGTCTGCACCGGCAGCAGGCCGCGCTGCCACTTCTGCAGGCCAGCGGCGTAGATGTGTGGGGTCCCTGTAACGGCAGGCATTTAGATGTCTCCTTCGAGTTCGCCGAGTTTCACGCTCAGCACTGGCGCAAGGGCGAGCGTGCCGTTTGGGTGCTCGCCGTTTAGTGGGATAGACGCTTGGTCGAGTGGCCAGATGGTGCCGTCTCGCTCGGCGCACGATAGGCCGTCCGATGCACCGTAGTGCTCCGTGTGTCGCTTATTGTCCATGCACTCAACGTACCCGACAACGCCGGAGTCCTGGTACGCCAGAACTGAGCCCTGATTGTAGGCGTACATGGTTTCCGTGCGTGCAATGGTGCGGGACCGGCCCTGATAGGTTTCGTCGAACAACCCCGTGAGTCGGCTCCCGAGGTCGTCCATGGTCACGCCTTCGTCAAGCGCGTCGCTGATAACGCGCTGCACGTCGGCGCGTGTCGTAGCGTCAATGCCGACGATGCGCTCGCCCAGCGATGAGATCGTGCTGACAACGTGCGGGTTGTGCAGGTCCCAGTTGACCGCCAATCCGAGATCGGACACCGAGGCGAACGCCGCCTCCATCGCGGTCACATGCACACTGCCGACCAGTTCGCGCAGCACGACCAGTTCGGCGAACCAATCGAACCCACCTGCGTCGTATTGCCCGGAACTGAACGCCTCCCAGACGCGCCCTCCCTGTTCGTGGAAGAACGCGGCTAGCAACGGCGCGACCAGTCCCGCGATGCGTTCGATCTGGCGTTTTTGCATGGCGCCCACGGTGGACCGCTGCTCGGGTGACAGGCGGTAAAGCGAGCCGCTGGGCAGCGCACGCACTTCATGGCCAGCACCAAGCGAGCGCCGTCCGCTCTCTGCCGTGGCGGGGACTTCGATAGTTGCCATTGACTGCAAGAACACGTCCCCCCCACTCACGGTCGGTAGTCCGAGTTCGCGCCGGAAGTCGTTGCGCGTGATGCCGCCGCCCGACAACGCGGATAGGTAGAACTGTTTGCGCGGGAGCTGGTCGTCTCGCATCGCCGGGACATCGGATATGTCGAAACTCAGCGAATACGGTTGGCTCCCGGCGAACTCGGGGAGTAGTTGACGGCTAAAGGCATCTTCGATCCGGTTCCAGAGCGGCGATACCGTGTCCTCATAAAACGACCGCCGCGCTTCCCCGTAGTTGGCGAAGGTGGATCGCTCCAACCCGAACCGACTCCCAGCCAAGATCGGAGGAACGCCGAACGCTTGCGTGATGGACAAGTCGGACAGATCGCGTAGATCGGTGAACGCCAGCTCGTCGAAGTCAAACGACAACCGGCGCACGTCCTGGATGCCTTGCAGGATGGCGGGGTCGGTGGCGCGGCTCAATCCGCCGTAGCGCTGCCGCCATTTCTCCTTGACCAGATCAACCTGCGCCTGCGACAACTCCCCCAAATCAGGGCTCGGAATCAATCCGTAGACCGGCATCGCGCCTTGATCGAAGAACGCTTTCAGAAAGTCGGTCATGGTGTTGAGCAACGCCACTTCGCGCAGCACGATCTCCACCGGACCGATGCCGGTGGGTGTCATATCGGGCCGGTCGGCAAACGTCAGCGCGATTACATCCTCAGCCGCCAGCGTGACCGGTTCGTATCCTGGTACCCGCACTTCCCAATCGGGTAGCGCGTCCCGGCGTGGCACCGGCTTGCACCATGCCGGGTTAACCGGCCAGAGCGCCACCGGCCAACCGCCAGCCGCTCGCTCTTTCTCAATGACGCAGAACCCGGCTACGGCCATGGTCATGGCCACCTGTGCCAGGAACCGGGCCTCGTTGCTTTCACGGTTTGGATTGACGAGCAGTTGCCGTACCGGGTGCGTCTCGTGCGGTTCTGCGCCGTCCGGCAGTTCACGGTAGACCCGCAACGGGGCAGACGCGACCGCTTGCGACAAGATGCCGGTACAGCGAAAAACGAGCGCCAGCTTTGCGTACGCATCGTCCGTGTAGACCTGCGCTCCCCGCTTCGGCCAGACCGGGCGGTTGAGCTGCGACGCGATAGGCCGCGCTCCGTAGGTGTCGCGTACTTCCAGCGCACCGCGTCGGTACGTTCTGGGCGGCCACACGGCATTCAGCACGGCGTCAAGGGCGCCCATTAGCGAATGTCCAGACTTGCGCCGTGGCGGAGATACGAGACGATGTAACGGCCAGCATCCAACAGGTGATACGTCTCCTTGTCTTCGATGCCTTCCAGCGGTTCCCCCCGGTCATCGAGTACACGGCTATACGTGTTGATCTGGTCGATTGTACGTGCGAGATCGTCGAAGAAGATCAGCGTGCCATCGTTCAGCGCAGCGTAGAACCGGTTGATTCCGATTTCAACCTCTTTGATAACCGGAGCGCCAACTGACAAACCGCCGGACGCGAACTCACGACGCCATTGCCCTTCGGACGTGCTACCGCCTACCGCACGCGGACGACGCGGCTCGCCCTTTACAAGGCGTACCGCGTGCTCACCTGCGGTCAGACCGCCCCCGTGGTACTCACGATAGGCGATGTAGCGGCCCGTCGGCACGCCTTCGCTTGTTTGCTCCGCTGCCAGGAACAGACCGGCGGTATTCGTGCCGCCGAAGTCCAACCCCAGGAAACGCGGCCACTCTTCCGGGATGGCGAATCGTGGAATCAGGTGACGCGCTGGATCGAAGCAATCGTAGATGAGTCCCGCCGGACGGTCGAACACTCCCCGGTAGAACATGTTGAACTTCCACGCAGGGAGCGTACGCCGCGCCCGTTCCCACTCGTCATGCGAGAATAGCGGGTTCGCAACACTCGGAAAGTTGATAAGCGCGATGTCGTTGGATGGGTCATGCGCCTTGTCGTGCAGTTCGGTCTTCAGCCAGCCGAGGGTATACGGCGTAGTGGTGAGTAGCACGCGGCCCTGCGCGATCGACAGGCGCCGCAGGATCGCGTCCCACGATGCGAGTTTGAATTTCTTTTGTCCTGCCTCGTCAATCCACGCGGCTTTGTACGTGGCGGATTCGAGTGAATCGGGGTCAGAGCCGTACCCGAAGTAGATGTGCGACTCCTCACCCGGGTCGGGTGTGCCGAAGAGTGTCTGATTCCCGCGGGCGTTGACCGTGAACTTGCGGATGGGACTCGCCACGTAGTCACCGAGGTCGGCGATGCCCTTGAATAACCGCTTGAACTCGGGCACCACTTTGATTTCCATGAGCGGGAATGTGGGTGAGGCAATCAGGTAGTCGCCGGGTCCACGTCGCTGCATCTCGCGGAATAGCCACATCGGGCCTACGGTCGTCTTGCCGCTCTGCGTCCCGGCCAGCACCAAAACGAACCGCTCATTGGCGCGATAGGCGGCGCTCTGTCCCGCGTGCAGGTTGATGCGTGCCTTTCGGGTGCCGTCCGCCTTCTGGCTCATGGTGTAAATCTGCGGTGCGGTGGCGACCATCAGGACTCGCTCTTCTCAGGTGTCAGCATCACTTCGATTTCCGTGACTGCGATACCGACCGTCCCGCTGTGCTGCAATTCCTGGACCTGCCGCCCGTAGCTGTGCGGGTAGCGCCGTTCGAGCTTCCACGCCGCCGCCTGCCACGCGCCATCGGTCGCGGCCTGTTCAATCTTGGCCAGCCACTTCACGGTTGCCTTGCCCTCGGCTTCATGCACGCGGGCCGCGAACTCCGGTTTCTTGTCGCGCCATTGCCGGAACGTCTCGAACGTGATGCCCGCGTAGTTGCAGGCCAGCTCGTAGGTCGCGCCCAGTTCGATAGCCTGGCAGAGCTTCGTGACCAGTTCGTCTGAGTACTTGCTGTTGCGTGCCATCAGTCGGCCGCCATCGCGTGTTGCTCGAACGTTGCCTGTTGTCCGGTGAAGTCCTGCCACCGCTTCACGATCACATCGCAGTAGTGCGGGTCGATTGTTGGTATAATTGACGTATGCCAGCGATCAAAGGACGAACCGTCCTCAGCCGCCGATCCAGAGTTACGCTCACCTGCACCGTCTGCCAGCGGCAGTACGAGATGCACACCTATCGAGCGCACACGTCGAAATACTGCAGCAAAGAATGCTGGTCCCGACGCGGCACGCGGTCTGTCTGCCCGAACTGCGGTGAATCCTTCCTGACTCGGTCGAATGGAACGCGCGGTAGGAGTACCTATTGCTCGAAGGCTTGTTCCTCTGCCCATATGGTTGGCGAGCTCGCACCGGCGTGGAAAGACGGCAAGTCCCTCGAAAGAGAGCGCGCCCGGATGGCTCCGCAGTTGGCGGACTGGCGCAAGACGGTGCTGCAGCGGGACGGATACACCTGCCAACGATGCGGAGTGGTTGGTGCAACACTTCATGCGCACCACATCCGGCCATTTGCAGACGCGCCGGAACTCCGCTTTGAACCGAGTAACGGCATCACGCTTTGTATCGACTGCCACGGCTCGGAACATGACAGGGACTTCACAAACCGAAGACGGCGAAGCTGCCCGGACTGCGGAGTCGAGACCAGGGGGAAAGGCAGGGGCGGCCTGTGCCGATCGTGTGCGATTACGCGGTGGCATGCAGGTCGCTCCACTTCACCCCGTCGTCTCGAACGGGATCGCCCCCGGTAAAGTTGGCCCATCTCTGCAAAATCACACTGCAGTAGTGAGGATCGATTTCTAGCCCGTAGCAGGTGCGGTTCAGTTGCTCGGCGGCGATGAGGGTGGTACCGGAGCCGAGGAAGGGGTCGTAGACATCGCCGTCATGGTTGCGCATCGGTCGCGCCATGCACTCGACGGGCTTCTGGGTGGAATGGCCACCCTCGACGTTCTTGTCGAGGTTTATCTCCCAGACAGTGGTTTGTGTTCGGTCGCCAATCCAGTGCGCCTGCTTCCCCTTGCGAACGGCATACCAGCACGGCTCATGCCGCCAGTGGTAGTGTCCTCTGGATATGGGGAAGTTCGACTTGGACCAAATAATCTGACAGCGGACTTCGAACTCGCACAACTCGAGCGAGCGCTGGACTTCGCTGGCATGCCGGTCGGCATGCCAGCAGTACACAACGTCGCACGGCACGAGACTCCACGCCTCGGACCAATCGATTCGAGTGTCGTTCTTGACTTCGCCTACGCGGCGAGCCGCGTAGGCGAGATGCCCCGCATCTGCGGCTTCTTGTCGCCAAGCTGGGTCATAGTCGACGCCGTACGGCGGGTCGGTAATCATCAGCCGAGGCGTTGCCCCGCCCATCAGTCTTTCGACATCGGTGGCCACAGTGGAGTCACCGCACAAAATTCTGTGCTTGTCTCCCAGCACCCACAGGTCGCCCGGCTTGGTCCGCGCCTCTTTCACCTCCGGCACCGCGTCCGGTTCGGTCTTGCCTTCGGTGGTCACGGACGCCAGCAGCCGGTTGAGTTCGTCGTCCTGGAAGAACGCGCTCAGGTCCATTTCCTCGTTCAACCCCGCCAGCACCTCGGCATCCCACGACGCCAGCTCTGCCGCGCGGTTGTCGGCCAGCGCCAGGCGGGTGAACTGTTCCGAGCCCGGTGCCACGTCGGTGCGCTTGACGGCAATCACCTTCGTGCCGTCCGTCTCGACCACCAGCACGTCATCGAAGCCGGCCGATGCTGCAGCGTCGATGGTGGCGTTACCGGCGATAACCGTGCCGTCCGCAGCCAGCAGAATCGAGCGCCCGAAGCCGTCACGCTGGATGGATGATTCAATCTGCGCAAGGTTTCTGGGATTATGTTTCCGTGCGTTCCTAGGATCGTGCTTGATGCCCGCTTTGTCCATGTGGCCTTTGTACTGTCAAGTAACACAGAAAGCCGCCTGCCGACACGCTCCCCAGAGCATGCCAACAGACGGGTATAGTCCGTCGTCTTTCGTTGTCGGCATGATAGCAGATTAGCTGAGTTGCAGCCGAACGCTTGCGCTTGCCCTGCACCACTGGCCGCAGGTGCATTTGAGTTGCCAGCCGGTTGGTGTGCGGCGGGTCTCGACGATCGCACAACCGACCTTGAGCCGCGTATGACGTTGCCCGCGGAATTGCCAGTCTTGCAGGACGCCAATCGTCGCGCGGCAATGCGGGCACAGGTACGGGCGCGTGGACATCGGCTAGCGAGGTGCGCCGGTGCGTGTCATCGCATCACCTCTTCGATGTCGATGACCATGCACCCGTGCGGATACTGCCACCCGCCCAGCTCGCCCCACTCTCTCCACGGCTGTTGCCGCACCCGCAATTCGGCTATCTGTTTATCGTCCACGAGGTACCCCGCATCGACAACGCCATCTATCGCCCCCTTGAGGCACGCAGTCGCATTGTCGATGTCCATTCCGGGACGACGTTTCGGCCAGCCAATCGTCACCGTGACCGTTACCCGCCCGGTCAACGGAGACTCCGGCGCGGTTTCCCGCACCGACCAATGGGTAAATTCCCGGAGTTCGCGCAGCTTTCGCGCCCGAACCATGCGATGCGTCCGCGCGTTCGGCGACAACTCCGGCTCCGGAACCGTGCCAATGACCGCCCGGTAAACCGTCCTGCTCACCTACTCCCCTCCCATCGGCATCGGGTCCAGGTCGCCGGGTTGTAACCGGAGATACGCAGCGTCCAGTTGTGCATAGATCGCTTTGAGGTGCTCGTTCAGCTGCTCGACCTCTGGCAGGCTAACGGTATCCCGCCCGAATACCTCCGCCTTGTGCCTTTGGATACACGCAGACCGTTCGGCAACCTCGCGCACCCGCTCCCACCGCTCAGCCGCGATGATGCGATGGTCACGCTCGATCTCGGACAGCACCCCCGTGATTCGCTCTTCCACAACCGCGCCCGGATCGTCGTACCAGTCATACTCAGATTTGTGCAAGGCCACCACGCGCCCAATTGCGTCCCGCAGTTCGTCCCTGCCCGGCATCGTCTGCGCCGCCCGCTCCTGCGTCCCGTCGTTAGTGGTCACGCTCGTGTCCATTCCGTCACCATGTCGTTGAGTTCGGAGATCGTCTCGCGCATGGTTCGGACATCATTCCACTCGTCCGCTGACACGATCACCGCGTCCCACTCAACGGCTGCGATGATGTGATCCGGCAACGAACTGCCCACCGGCAACTCGATACCGTCCTCAGCGAGTGCGTCCACAATCCGCTGCTTTAAATCGCGTATCTCTTGCTCACTCATGCTGCTTGCCTTTCTCGCTCCATCGCCGCAGCGATACGTTCTGCCTTTTCCTGCGCTGCCATACACTCCCGGTTCACCAGTGGCACGCCGCGCTGCAATACCGCGACACCAAAGCGAATCGAACCGTGCCGTCGAAGGTCGTGCCGCAGACCGCGCACGTTGCCTGTTGTGTTGGTCGGGTCATGCTGCCCTGCCTTCCTGTCCCGGCTCCGGCGTCAACGCGAATCGAATCGCGTCCTCCGGGATACCGAACCGCCTGCTCAACGAGCCCACCGACTGCCCCCGGCGAAAGAGCCGACGCAACGCCGCCACCTGCCCCGGTGTCATACCCGTACGTGGCGGCTTCGTCGGCCCCAACAGTTCAGCCCGGACACGTTCTCGCAATTTCTGGTCGTCATGGTAAAACGGCTTCGACGCGCTGTAGTCGCGTGTACGCAACGTTTCTGCATTCGGTGGCTCCGGAGTCCTTACCGCACCGTTACAGCATTCCTGCGCGATTCTGTGCATCATGCCGCCACCTCCATCTCGTCATCGACCACCACCAACGGCGACCGGTCAATCTGCGCCGCGGCTAACTCTGCCGCCGCCCGCCGCATGTCCTTGTGCTGGTCACGAACCGCCGTCTTGAGCTTCTGTTGCTCGATGTTCAGCAAAATGCGCGGTCCGGCGAACAACTGCTCCAGCACGCGCTCCTGCGCTGCACGGATGGCCGGGTCCTGGGTGTTGAACAAGCTACTCATCGGGGGTGTCCTTTCTGGGTTAGGCGGCTTTCCGAACCATCGAGGTCGAGTCCATCTGCACTACATCGCCCACTGCTTGCAGGCGCATAACGAATCTGTGTTTCGACACTCTCGGTACCCGCTCAATCGCCAGCCCCGCAGGTACATGACTTTTGCGTTGGTATCGAACGCCACCGGCCATGTAGTCGCATCTGGGAGACTTGCGCTCGTCATCCGTCATGCCGTCGCGCTCCCAGTTGCCTGCCACATAGATGCCGCCGTGATGCCCCACGCTAGGGTCGGCATACGACACAACTGCCAACACGTCCTTGCGGTTTTTGCGTATCCACCGAAGTGCCTTGGCAACGCAGTAGGTTTCCGTGTTGCTTGGCATGCAGTCGTCCAGCCACACCCGCGCCAACTCCCATGTCAGCCCGCCGTAACGCTTGAATGTTTGCTTGGGTGGGAGCGCGAACACGATGCACCCAACCACCGCACCATCGAGTCGGATGGCGAACCGTCCCACCACCACGGCGGGCCATTTGTGCAGGTAGTGCCCCTCTCGCACGCAGGCGTCGATGTCTGCCTTTTCGCATGGCTCCACCGTCGTTCGCTCTCGCCAGCCACGATCGAACCGGACAACCTCAGCCGTCACGCCGCCTCCTTGCGTACCACCGCCAAACGGGACCGGCTCTGTACGGCCTCACAACCGCGCAGGAGCGCCGCTATGCCGTCGTGCACACTCTGA